TATATTATCAGATTCACCAAATTAGAAAGAATAGATGATGTAGATTCAGCAACAAACACTATGCAGATGCCCTTCAGGCTATTTCCTTGCTTTGTAGCAGGCCTTGCCTATTACTTATCACAAAAAAGAGCTCCTGAGCGAATTATGGAGCTTAAAGCTATATACGAGGAAGAATTTAGGCGTGCAGCTGATCAAGATGAGGATAGAGCGTCATTTAGAGTTAGACCTTATCCTGGAGTCAGAAGATGACATATGCAACTGGCAAATTTGCTAGAGCTTTGTGTGATAGATGCGGTTTTGAATACAAATTACATGAGCTAAGAAAAGAATGGACAGGTTTAAAGGTATGCGATAATTGTTTCGAACCTAAACATCCACAGCTAGGCCCATTTAATCATATCGCAGATCCTGAAGCTTTATATGACCCTAGAGTAAATAATGATGTAGAAGCAAACGGCGGTAATGTTTTTTCAAGCGATAATCCAATAGGTAGAAGTTTTAAAGGGTTCTTGCTAACATCTGTATTAGGAAAAGTTACAATAACAACATGACATTAACAGAATTAAAAGGACTTATTCAAGATTACTTACAAAATACTGAGACTACTTTTGTAAATGATTTAAATGAAATTATAAAAACGGTTGAAGAAAGAATTTTTGAAGATGTTCAATTCGATAATTTTAGAAAAACTAGCACTTTAACATTTACTGCTGGCAATAAAATACTGACAACACCAACAGATTTTGTTCTAGCTTTTAGTTTAGCTGTTATTGATAGTAATTCT